CCGCAGCATGTGCGCCAGGTTACCAACGACCAGCGCCAGAACCGGCCCAGCGGCAAGGTCATTCCTGCCGACGACCGCGCTGACCCGCAGGTTGCCGAGATCTACGACGGCGTGGTGCGGCACATCGAGTACATGTCCGACGCGGACGTTGCGTACGACACCGCCTGCGAAAACCAAGTCACGCTTGGCGAGGGCTATTGGCGCCTGCTGACGGAGTACTGCGACGAGAACACGTTTGATCAGGACATCAAGATCGAGCGCATCCGCAACTCGTTCAGCGTGTACATGGACCCGACCATCCAAGACCCCTGCGGGTCGGATGCCAAGTGGTGCTTCATCACGCAGGACATGACGCGCGACGAGTACGAGCGCCTGTTTCCCGACGCCACGCCGATCACCGCGCTGATGGATCAGGGCACTGGTGACTCGGCCACCGCGCAGTGGGTGACGCAGAACACGGTGCGGATTGCGGAGTATTTCTACGTCGAGTACAAGCGCGTCAAACTCAACCTGTACCCGGGCAACGTCACGCTGCAGGAAGGTGAGCCCGAAGACCGGCAGATGCAGGCCATGGGCCTGATGCCGGTGCGCTCGCGCATGGCTCAGGTGCCGCAGGTCAAGTGGATGAAGACCAACGGCTACGAAATCCTCGAAGAGCAGGACTGGGCGGGCCGGTGGATTCCCGTGATCCGGGTGATCGGCAACGAATTCGAGGTCGATGGCCAGATTCTGGTGAGCGGGTTGGTGCGCAACGCCAAGGACGCGCAGCGCATGTACAACTATTGGGTGTCGCAGGAAGCCGAGATGCTTGCGCTGGCGCCCAAGGCTCCGTTCATCGGCTACGGCGGGCAGTTCGAGGGCTACGAGACCCAGTGGAAAACCGCCAACACGCAGAACTGGCCCTACCTGGAGGTCAACCCCGACGTCACTGACGGCAACGGCTCCATCCTGCCGCTGCCGCAGCGTGCGCAACCGCCCATGGCCCAGCAAGGCCTGATCGCAGCCAAGATGGGCGCTGCGGACGACATCAAGGCCACCACCGGGCAGTACGACAGCAGCATCGGCGCCACCAGCAACGAGCGCAGCGGCCGAGCCATTCTGGCCCGCGAGCGGCAGGGTGACACGGGCACGTACCACTTCGTGGACAACCTGGCGCGGGCAATTCGGTACAGCACGCGGCAGATTGTGGACCTGATCCCGAAGATCTACGACACCCAGCGCATCGCCCGGATCATCGGCATCGACGGCGAGACCAAGATGGCCCGCATCGACCCGATGCAGCCCGAGCCGGTGCGTGAGGTGCGCGATCAGGCCGGCGTGGTGATTGAGAAGATCTACAACCCCAGCGTCGGCAAGTACGACGTCGTGGTGACCACTGGCCCGTCGTACCTGACCAAGCGGCAGGAAGCGATGGATGCCATGTCGCAGATTCTGCAGGGCTCGCCGCAGTTGTGGGCCGTGGCCGGCGACCTGTTCGTGAAGAACATGGACTGGCCGGGCGCTGAAGAGCTTGCCGCCCGCCTGCGCAAGACCATCGACCCGAAACTGCTGGAAGACCAAGACGACCCGGCGCTGCAGGCTGCGAACCAGCAGATTCAGGTGCTGATGCAAGAGATGCAGGCCATGCAGCAGATGTTGCAGAACGTCTCGCAGTCGATGGAAGCGCAGAAGCTCAGCATCGACACGTTCCGCGCGAAGGCCGAAAGCGAGATCAAGGCTTACGAGGCTGAGACGCGCCGGCTGCAGGCGGTGCAGGGCGGCATGACGCCTGAGCAGGTGCAGGAAGTGGTCATGCAGACCATGCGCGACATTGCCACCGTGGGCGACATGGCGGCTATGATGCAGGGTCAGATGCCCACCGCGCCGATTGAGGGAGTGCCCGTATGAGTTGCGAAGTGTTCATCGGCCAGCTGTTTCTGGCGCGTGATGTCACGCACAGCGTGCATCTGAACACACGCTCGTACGCCAAGCACAAGGCGCTAGCCAAGTTCTACGACCAGATCATTGACCTGGCAGACACGTTTGCCGAGGCGTATCAGGGCAAATACGGCCTGATCGGCCCGATTGCGCTGCAGTCCGCGACCAAGACGAACAACGTCATTGAGTTCCTCGAGGACATGGTGAAATCCATTGAGGAAGACAGGTTCAAGGTGGTGGACAAGGAATGCACGCCGCTGCAGAACATCATTGACGAGATTCTGGCGCTGTTTTACAGCACCCTGTACAAGCTGAAATTCCTGGCGTAAGGAGCCCATTGTGGAACTGCTCAACCCCCTTGACGACGCAACGTTCACCGCGCGCACGGCGTCCTACACCGGCACTGCCGGCAGCACCGGCACCTGGCCCGCAGGCCCGCAAGGCGTGGTGGTGTGGTCCACCACTGCGGCTTACGTTCGCGTCGGCGAAGGCGTCACCGCTACCACAGCCGACACGCCGATCCCGGCAAACACGCCGATCCCGTTCAAGGTGCCCGGCGGCACGGGCGCCCCGTGGCGCGTGAGTGCTGTCCAGATCGGCAGCAACGGCACCGTGTACGCCAAGCCGATCAACATTCAGTAACGGGCGCAACATGCCATTCTTTGGCATCCCTATCCGCAACGGGCTTTCCCTTGGTTTGGGAACCGTTGCAGCACTCGCAACGGACTACGCCAGCCCCAACCCGGGGCCGCCGTGGGTTGTGCTCAGCAGTGCCGGCACGCCGTATTCCGTTGACGAGGAAGTGAAGAACAGCGCCGGCACGAGCTATTACGTTGTTGAGACTGTGTTGTCCAGCAACGGCACCGCCTACGCACCAGTTTGAGGACCAATCATGGCAGCCTTTGAAGTCATCGCTCTTGACACTGCAACGCCTCAACTGCGTGCGCCTGGTGCAGCGGACACCTACACCTTCCCCCGCGCCGTCGAAATGCCGCTTGGCACCGCCAACGGCGTGCTCTACCTCAACGGCAGCAAGGTGGTGACGAGCGGGAGTGCGCTGACGTTTGATGGGACGAATTTGGGGGTTGGAACGGCCCCGTCCGGCAGATTGCACACATTGGTTGGCAGTTCTCCCAATGCCGCGCAGATTCTCAGCGGGTTTTCTGGCCTTAGCGCCAACTACTTTGACGCAAACGAAAACATCTTTCGCAACGGTGCTTTCAGTGAACAAATGCGCCTCACCAGCACCGGGCTGGGGATTGGGACGAGTTCGCCTGCAAGAAAACTGGATGTAAACGGGTCTATTCGTATTACAGACGGACAGAGTATTGAGTGGGGCGGCACATCGCTTTATATAGCGGGCTCTAGCAACACACTGATTTTCGGCACATCGTCATCAGAAAAGATGCGCCTCGACTCCTCCGGAAACCTCGGCTTGGGGGTGACGCCGAGTGCTTGGAATACTGCTTATCGCGCTATTGATATGGGCTCTGGCGCGATCATGGCGACGCCTAACGGGTCTGATATCTACTACACGCAAAACGCATACTACGGCACCGGGAATACTTGGGTTTACAAGTTTAGCGGAACCCTTGCCGCCCGGTATCAACAAGTGGCGGGAGTTCATTCTTGGCTCACCGCCCCATCCGGCACCGCAGGCAATACGATTAGCTTTACGCAGGCGATGACGTTGGATGCGAGTGGGCGGCTGCTGCTGGGGACTACCTCGGCGACGGGCGCGTCTATGGACATACAGGGGTCCGCTGCGGGCGCGCTAACCCTTCTAAATATCCAAAATACATCAATAGATGTTGCCGCCATATCAAGGCTAGCAATCGGATCTCAAGGCGCAAACTGGTTTATCGACAATGAACGAAATGGCGGACTTCTAAAATTTTCTCGGGGCGCGTCGCTATATTTGACAATGGATAATGTTGGGAACATTATTCAAGGATCCGGCGCCATTGCCACCAACGCAACTGACGGTTTCCTCTACGTCCCCGGCTGCGCAGGAACTCCTACCGGAACTCCGACGGCCTACACGGGCCGCGTCCCCATCGTGGTCAACACCACGAACAACAAGCTGTACTTCTACTCTGGCGGTCAATGGCGTGACGCTGGACCCTGACACTGAAAGGAACTCACCATGAACATCACCTGGACCATCGAGTGGCTCAAGACCACCCCCACCACCGCAACCCCGCCGGAATACGTCATCGAATGCGGCTGGCGCTGCAAGGGCACTGACGGGGCCTACACCGGCACGGTGTACTCAACGTGCTCTTTTACCCAAGCCGCTGAGGCTGACGGCACGTACACGCCCTACGCCGACCTGACGCAGGAGCAGGTGTTGGGCTGGTGCTGGGCCTCCGGCGTGCCCAAGGACGCCACTGAGGCGAACGTGGCGCAGCAGATCGACAACCAGATCAACCCCCCGGTCATTCAACCGCCGCTGCCGTGGAGCACCCCGGCCCCTGCAACCAAGCCTGCCGCCAAGCCATGAACGACATCAAGATCACCCTCACCGACCTGTCCGTCAACGACGTCAACCTGATCATGGCGGGGCTGGGTAAGCTACCGCTGGAGGCCGTTGTTGAACTGTGGTCGCGTCTGAAACAACAGGGCGAAGCGCAAATCAAAGATGCGCAGCAATCTGACAAACCTGCGTGATATAGTCGCGCCGAAACCTTACCGGCCAGGTTGACCGGGGATTCTTCGGAATCACATGGATCAAGATCAAATCCCAGTAGCGGAACCCGCGGTAGCGGAACCCGTGCAAGCGCCCGAGGCGACGGCGGCCCCGGAAAACGCAACCGAACAGCCGGCAGATCAGCAGTCAAGGACTTTCTCTCAGGAGGAGGTTGATGCTCTGATCACCAAGCGGCTCGCAAAAGAGCAGCGCAAGTGGGAAAAACGCATCGCCCAGCCGCAGCAAACTGCTGCGCCGGCAGCGCCGCCCAGTGCTGACCAGTTCGCCAGCGTCGAAGAGTATGCGCAAGCACTCGCCGAACGCAAGGCGCATGAACTGGTGCAGCAGCAAGAGGCTCGCCGGCAGCAGGAAACTACGCTGGAAGCCTATCAGGAGCGGGAAGAAGTTGCCCGGGAAAAGTACACCGATTTCGAGTCGGTGGCGCTGAACCCGAAGCTGCCGATTACCGTTGTGATGGCCGAGACGATTCGTGCCTCAGATGCAGGCCCGGACGTCGCGTACTACCTCGGGAGCAATCCCAAGGAGGCGGATCGTATTTCCAAACTGCCGGCTTTTCTGCAGGCCAAGGAGATTGGGAAGATCGAGGCCAAGGTGGCCAACGCTCCCCCGGTCAAACGCACGTCCGCAGCCCCTTCACCGATCACGCCAGTGAACTCGCGCCAAACGTCCACGCCGGCCTACGATACGACGGACCCCCGTGCCGCCAAGTCGATGTCTACCAGCGAATGGATCGCGGCCGACCGCGAGCGCCAAGTCAGGAAGTGGGAAGCACAGCATCGCAATCGCTAACTGAAAGGAAACAGTCATGGCTCAGTCGCTTCTGACCATCGACATGATCACCAACAAGGCGTTGGAGATCTTGGAGAATAATCTGGTCATCACCCGCAACGTCAACCGTCAGTACGACGACTCGTTCGCCGTCGAGGGCGCCAAGATCGGCGAC